GGACGGGGGGGTCGGCGCGGCGGCGGCTGCAGGCGGCGGCTGGCCTGCGCCTGGCGGCTGGCACCAGGCACCGGACGCCAAGCGGCTGCTCTGCCATCAAAAGCGTACAAACAGGCAGTTATGCACCGAATGCTTAATACAACGACCATTATGTTAACAAGCAAATGGCTTATCCACAGCCTATACAAGCGTTTTCGTCAAAAGGTGTAGTTATCCACAGGGCATTGTCATAAAGAGGGTGTTTCGCCTGTGGATAAGTCCTCGACCACTTCGAGCTGGCGCAGCGCGTCGAGGCGCAAGTTGCCGATGTTGACCGTCACCGCTGCCTGCTTGGCGCCGTAGGTCTTCGCGTCCCACCTCTCGGCGAGCCACTGGCGCGTCCTGATGCGGTGCATCGGCTTGCTCGGGTTGTCGTCATCGATGCTGTCCGCAATATCCAATGTCTGAGCTGCGAGGAAACTTGCCGCCTCCACCCGCGCGCGTGTAATTATAGGCTCGTAATCGTTCTCGTCAATCCACTTGTCCAATCCACGCTTTCCGATACCCAGCTCACGGCAGATGTCGGCCTTGGACTTGCCCACCTCAAACATGGACAGGACGATCTCGCTGTCAATGTCCTCCAGCAGCGTAACGTCTTGTCGTACTTTCGGGTTCCCGGGCATCAGAACGCTCCACAATCGTTTTAACCTGCACCAAGCACCACAAGGCTCACATTGCCCTTGCAGCGCCACCTGAGTCCATTTTAGCGGCTTGTTGGAGCCTTCATTGCCTTTGCGTGGTCAAAGTTGAACAACGGGTTGGCTAGACCACCACTCAGGTCAATGTCGCAATCTGGAAGATCATCAAAGCCTGTTGCACCACCGCCAGGCGCAATCCTCGTCATCCTGGTGCCTGGTAGTAATGCCTTGGCTTTCATAATATCTTTAATCACATCCGATTCCAGTAGTAACTCTAACTCCTCCATCGACCAGATGTGTCGGTTACTTAACTCAGGCCGAAACTGTTGATAATATACAGCATCATTATGAGTCTGCACCACCACCATAATGCTCTTGTCCTGCATCACCCACTCCACTGCATTGATCTCTGGCTTCTCTTCAATATTATTATCTTCAGCCCAGGCGTCCAAAACACCATAGCCTTTAATCATTCCCGCTACAGCCTTTTCCATCTTTTCAATGTCACGGTCCCGCTGGGCATTGAAGACTCGCTCAAGCTGCTGGGTCAGCTTCAGCCGCAAGTTGGCATCCACCAACATCTCAATGCGTTTGATGCCCCATCTAGCGTCATGCTCTTGCTTGACCCGATGTAGCCTAGCCACCAAGGACTCAGCCTTAACCTTGAACTCGTCTAGCTGGAAACTAGACCCTTCAACCACCAATTGTGCTTTTGCCATTTGTGCTGCCCCATTTGTACAATTCGACCCGAACAGAACAAATGGTCAAGTGTTATACCCTTGACCCCATTTGTACTGCTTTTTTCCGAACAAATCGTCTACCATTTGTACGATTTGTACCATTTGTTCTTTTTGCCCTAAAAGTGCTCCTTTTCGTCATTTCTGGTGGTGAAGAAGGCAAAGTCACCATCCAACGTCACACCCTCAAGACCTGTTGCTGCCCTCCAAATCGGCTTGAAATCGCCATCCTGTGACCTGATTTCGCCAGTCTTTCCGAGTCCACGCCAGACTTTTTCACGCCACAATGACACTAAAGCCACCCGTTTAGACCCAAACTTGGTGGTCTGAATGCGATCAGTTTCACGCAAAGACTCAACAAAAGCGGTCATTGCCTTGCCCTGGTGCTTGCCCTGGCCTGTCCTGTTGAGTCCAACTTGCTGGGTATTTACAACGATATCCGCTGCCTCAACCGCCAGGCTCTGAGTATTATCAAACCCCAACCGACCATTATCTAGATTAACTTTGACCATGCGGAAACCATACTTAGCACCGTCACTTCCATCCTTTTGTTTGGTGATAGTTATATTGCCTGACCCTGCATATTGATTATCTTGCAACGCTGAATCCAGGCGCTGTAACTCCAACTCAGTGTCCAATGCACCAAGCAAAGAACTATGCCCACGCAAACCCTTCGTTATATCCTTTCCTACGTGGTGGACTATCTGCAAGGCGCAGTCCAAGAGCCGCTGAATCTTTGAGAGCGAGGCAATAAAAGCACCCATATCTGAGCTGTCATTCTCGTTACCACCGCCAAACGCTCTAGCCAAGGTGTCCACCTGGACCAGCTCAAACCTGATCTCCTCCCGCTGCACAAGGTTGCTGATCGCCAGGTGCAACTGCTGGATGTCCTCTTTGGAACTGCGAAGGTTGAGCTGGTGCCTGATGACGTAGACCTTAGCGCCTGGAGCTGTCCTGTGATGCAGGCGGCAGGCTCTTATCCTGGCTCCAACTCCACCGTGACCCTCACCGCAGATGTAAAGCACTGCCCCTGGCGTTGACACTTCCTTACCCATCCAAGGCGTCCCAGTGGCAATGCTGTGAGCAATGTCCAAGGCAACAAACGATTTGAATGAACCTGGTGGCCCAAAGAGTGCGCTGAATCCCTTTCGAGGCAGTACGTCTTGAATCAGCCACTCCACGGGTTCATCTTCAATTGAATCCCAAGGCTCAATCCTGATCTTGCTTTCCGCTGGCACCAGCTCTAACGCTGGCTCAAGCGTGAATTCGTCGGCGTCTATCGCTGGCTCTGGCTCTAAGTCTTCTGCTGCTGGTGGTAGATAGGCAATGTCTGATGCGTCCAGCACTGGCTGCAGCCCCTTGCACAGCGTCATCAGTTGAGCCTTGTCACCACCAGCCATCACCCACTCAAACGCATCCTCAGTGTGCCCTACGGGTAACGCCAAGAGTCGAACTGACTTGGCAATGGGCAGAAGTGCTGACGCTACCAGGGAGGCGTAGCGGTAACCGGGTGCGTCATTGTCTGGGACCAGGACAATGTTAAGGTTCGCAAACCAAGTGCTGTTAGCTGCAGGCCAACTGCCTGCACCAGTGTGCGAAGTGCTGGTGAACACTCCGATTGACGCTAGGGCATCAGCAGCCTTCTCCCCTTCGCAGATGAACACTGGCTTTGCCTGGAGCTTGGCCTCGAGGACATCCGCGAGGCGGTAAGGAATGACCCTGGCACCCTGCATTGACGCCTGGCGTGTATTGTCAGGCATCACCCGCAACAGCTTGTAAGTCTTGCCCTTGGCGTCTGCAGTCCAAAACCTTTGCTTGACGAACAGCACCACGCCATGCTCATCAACATACTCCCATTCCCCTGTCAAATGCACTTGCCTTGGCGGTGACGGGAATTGCACTAGTGGCCTTGGCACTTGCACTGGTGCTGGGTGATGACCGTTAATCGGCCTGATCACCAGAGGCTCAACCCACTCACTGACCTGGGGCAATAGCCCCAAGTCCCTCACCGCTGCCCAAACGTCATGCTGAGAGCAGCCACCATGACACTTGAGCAGCAGCTTGCCATCAGCGTCTGTCACTGACAGGGACGGGTTACGGTCCCCATTGCCCTGTCCGTGGTCAACTACTGGGCAAGACGCTAACCACTCTCCGTTTGCCGCTGGCCTTGACCGCCCTAACGCCGCCGCAATCAGTTTTGCATCCATGTGCAGTTTCCAATATTTTTATCCTCTGCTCCAACTGATAAACCCTTTGAGCCAGGGCAATGAGGAGCAAATTCCATTGTTCTTGTGTCATTGGGGGCAAAAAAACCCGGCACCAGGCCGGGTTCCTTTGTCGGTTGCGTCTTAGTTGAACATTTCCTCGTCATCCTGCTGCACAGGTGCTGGTGCTGGCTTGGGCTTTGCAGCCTGACGCACTGGTACTGGTGCTGCTGCTGGTGCTGGTTCCTCGAAGTCAGCATCTGCCTGGTCAGCGTCAAGTGCCGCTGGACGGTTAATCCAGTTCTTCAACGTGAAGTTTGGTATTGCCGTGTTGCCTGCACCAATCTTGAGGCTAGTGGCTCCCTCATACTTGATGACAGGCACCTTGCCAGGGTTTGCATCAGCCGCCTTGTCGCAGGCGTTGTAGATTGCCTGGAAACCTTTAGTGACCCCTACGCCATTCGCGCACCACTCAACGACACCAGTCGGCTTTGAGAACAACTTCACGCTGAACCCATACTTGTAGTCAGGGCTGGGCTGCTTACCCTTGACGCCAACTTGCGCGTCCTCGACCCAATCCCGTTGTCCCACTGCCAAGAGCAGCCA